TAAGCATTCATTTCTGGTTTTTCAAGTATACTTTTAGGTATAAAAGTACTTGTATCTGGTCGATATATTGCCTCATACAGTACTAATTGCATTGATTATCAGCGCTGTTCTTGTTTGTGGGTATCAAATGCAGTACCTTTTGATTCAAAAAGGGTATTTTTTAACGATTCCGTATCTTCCTTGTTAACCCCCAAATTTTCCATCCCACCCATGTGATTAATGCCAATAAAGCAAGCCGTCCGGCCCATATCGAAAATTTTTGCCATTTCGTCAAATCTGCCGGGACGGGAATCTCTTTGTACCGGTCACGATAAACAATACTATCCCGAATTATTGTTTTCTCGGCATCTTTGACGGGAACGGCAACGGGATATGTGTGCGGCTTGTTCCGTAGGTCATGGTACAATGTTCCATCTGTACCGATCCGTGCGTCCGATTCTGCAAAGTCCGTTTCCAAGTGTGATGAACTATCGCGGATCTGTATTTGCGCCGACTGTGCGGGGACAGGAACCCTTACCGTATCGATCCGTATCTTCTCCGCGTATTCGGTCTTATACTCGACCCGGACACTGTCTTTTGACTCCGAGCGGATCGGCATTGCCTGGCGGCAGCACGATACGGCAAGCACTCCCAATATAACTACCAGTTTTTTCACGGCTCGAACTTGATTTCGTTAATGCGGTATTTCCATCCGTTGATAAACCGCTTCTGAGACGGTTTCTTTCGAACGATATTGTCCACGAAATTTAACCGGGCCTGTTTGATCTGAGCGAACAGTTCGCGGGGGTCGCGGGCGTTCAGTGCGGCAATGGTTTTAGGGCCTACGATACCGTCCACTGCAACGCCGAGTATCTGTTGCGGAATCTTGATGCCGTTGGCTCCCGATGCCCAGACCCAATCGACCAGGATGTTAGCCAGCGATTGATTGCGGATCTCGTCGGCTTTCCACCGATCCCAATAGTGCGGTTTCAATACACGGGAGACGACTTCGTCCCATGTAAGCATTTTAAGGTCGTCTACATCGATATCTCCGTCGCCATCCTTGTCATAACCTATCTGTCGCCATGTAGCGATTGTCACACCCATATTCGTTGCGCCGCCCTGATCGTAAGGGTCGTCCACGAAGCCGCCTTCCCATTTCCGGATAAAGGGGGCCAGTTTATTGATGTCTGCCATATCTTTAATCGTAAAATACTGTTCTGTTACTATTTGTTTTCTATGCTTACCGACTTTCTCGGGGGGGTACGTTTATCGCAATTAGATACTGTGCATCGATCAAATTCAGCCATTTTTTTTGCCTCTCGTTCATTCAATAACTCTTCCTTTAACAAGACGACTTCATTTGCCAGTTTTATCCATTTATCACGCTCGGAGTTAACAACTCCTTGCAATCTGTCAATATGTTGATAAGCTTCACCCAACCGTTTTTCTTGCAATTCATCATATTTTGTATCCAAGTCAAGTTCGACATTTTCGACCTCTGCTTTTCTTTTTCTTTTTTCATACCGATAGAAAGCTATTTGAATGGCCCATCCGGAGCCGAAAGCCGCAGCCAGTATTGCCAATACTGTTTCCATCTGATCCCGTTTGATTTGTTATTCTTCAGAATTTAATTGTTCCATGATCGCATCGTATATGGCGGGAGTGCAAGCCTCGGCCACCTTTTGGAGGAGATCGGCCTCTCTATTCGAAAGCTGAATTGGCCCTTCGTTATCGTAAATTTTATGTACCAATGCGTGATATTCTATGCCGGGACACCCCGTATAGATTGCGTCGGCAATAGATACCCGGTAATCCCTGACCTCGGATTTCGTCCTGGCAAAATCCAAATAAACCCGCAGATTCGTTAAATCGATGTTCTTCATAATTTTAGTTATTGTAGTTTGCGTAATTCCAATAGCCAGTAGATCCAATAAATGTAAATTTACATTCTGTTGTCCAGTTAATTACAACACTATCCACAAGACTTGATCCCATGCGGATGATCTTGCCTAAAGTGCGAGATCTAACTACTAAATTGCCTGATCCTGATTTTTTAACCCAAACAACCTTGCCGTCTTGACCGTCAGGCAATAAAATAGAGCCTTCCGAAGAACCGCCATATTCCACATAATCGTGCTGTTTTTCTAATACTATGCTGCCGGAAGTGAAATATTTTGTAGAAGTGGCGAACCCATGTATTTTTGATGAGCTACCCAGAAAAAGATCCCCTCTTTGAATATCTATGGCTATACTACTGGGAGTTCCCCAGGCGAAGATACTTATCCCCACTGCGGTAGTCTGGGTATCTCTTGCCTTGACAATCAACCCGCCATAAGTACCATCATAATCTACACTATTCCCTATTACAACATAGGATTCCCCATAGGTAAACTTAATATTGCCGCTATTCTTTGTATTAAGAAGGTTTCCGTTGTCGATAACGAAATCACCTACTTTCCCGGAACTCGCCGTTATGGTGCCTGTAAATTCGCCTGCTGAAGCATGAATTGTCCCCGTGAATTCGCCTGAAGTTGCTACCACTTTCCCTGTGAACTCTCCGCCCGAAGCGTACACTTTGCCCCGAAATTCCCCGGAACTTGCATAGATGGCTCCCCGTACTGTAAGCGACGAAGTAGTCGGTTCGAATACCATCCGGTCGCCTCCCAATACAAAATACCCATCCGAATAAAACCGAAACTTAGCGTCGTTGGCCGCTTTTGCAGAAGTGGCGCCGCCGAACAGTATCGGGTATCGGGATAGATCGGAATACGGGTTAATACCCGATAATCCCGCAACGATATTCGATGCGGAATCGCGGACGCCGACAAACCCTGTAAGCAACAAACCGTCCGATATCTCCGTAGTCATATCCGAAAATGCCGATTTCAGAAATTCCAATTCCGCAACTCTTGCGGCTGCGGCATCGGCAGCATCCTGGGCGGCATCGGAATAGGATTTCAATTCGTTCTGAATAGCCTGATTTGCATCTTCTATGGCTCTCGTGAAATCTTTGTATGCAGCATTGAATTCCGTGTATTGTGCATTCACGTTCCTTACTTCGGCTTCCGATGCTTTGCCGTCCGCAATCGCCGCTGAAATGGCATTCAAAAGACTTACTTTAGCTGCGTCAAACGCACTCTTCTTTGTGGTAAGATCCGTTTTCGCCGAACCTCCCAGATAGGGATTGTTATATAGCTTGCCATAGGTAGCATCGGCTGCGGAGCCCGCCTCGTTGACCGTATTGATATACTTTTCGATGGATGCCGCTTCCGCGCGATCCACAATCCCGTCGGCAAAGGCTTCGTCGGTGAAATTTTTAAGACCTGTGACGGTGGTGTTCAGCGATGCCGCCGCATCTTTAGCCTCTTGGGCTGTTTTTTGCGTTGCATCGAGATTCACGACCGGCATTTCTATCGACGTCCGGGTGGGAAGATCTCCGGACGAACTTCCGGAAGTCCAATGATAACCGGAAGGATGCAATTCAATGAAAGGGACGCCGGAGGTACGCACCGTGTACCGACCGCCGCCGCGAACGTATATGTATTCCATCGATGTCGGCTGCACCTGCCCGATGCTGCCGACGGGCGTACCCTCTGTAAAGTTGAAAGCAAAGGAACGAATATATCTTTTGACGGGTATCGTGCCCCAGCGGTTCCCGTTCGACTCCCAGGCGCAATTGCATGAGAATCCCTGTGCATGGGTGGCCCAGGAAGGCGTCCCGCTCGTGCCTAACACGGCTCCGATCTCAATGGTCGCTTTATATTCCGACGCACTATATAAAGTGAATGTCACCGGATAATAAGTATCCGGATCGAGTTCCGTAGCGTCGATCGTAGTGATCCGGAACTGCCCGGACGAATAGTACTGAATATTTTTCAGCAACGTCGTCTTCGCATCGTAGTACGTTTTGAATCTCGCATTGAAAACCGACCCGGTGATCGTCGAGGTCGTCGTCATATCCGCCAGCAACGGCGTGATGTATGCGCTCAGGGCATTGTAGACGTTCAGATAATCGGCGGTGCTCAGTTGGATCGTATCGGCCTGGGCCGTAAGGATCGGTTTCTCGCCCTGGATAATATCCCATTCCCGTTTGGCCTCCTGTTTTTCACTGGGGGTCAGCTTGTCGTCGTTGGCGATATCGGCCAAGGCGTCCAGGGCTTTGTCCGAGTACTCCTTCTGGTCATTGTCAGATATGGAGTACGCCGTAGCCTTATTGCCCTGCTCCAGCTTGGCTCCGCACAAATACACTTCATTGTTTCCTGAATGAATTCTAAATAATACTCTGTTATCTCCGCTCGGACTGACAGTTCCCAAAGTTAGGAATGTTACGAAAAAACGCTTCCATTCCGAAGTCAGAACATACCTCATACGAGTATCGACAGCGGAACCGACGGAGGCATCTCCGTTGGTAGCTATAATTCTTTGACTAATTACAGGATGGCAGTAGGTGTGGACATAGCCCTCCCCTTTGGCCCAAAAACTAAGAGTATATTCTTCCGATGGCGTGAACGGTACATTCACCTGCTGGCGAACTTCTGCATAATCGGCGGAAGTCGGAACTTTACAGTATACGACGTTTAGACCTAAATATTGTTCAGACAGAATTTGCCCTTCTCCGCTCCAATGATCGGAAAAATTTTTTGTGCCGTTCAGAATATTCACTCCGCCAATCTGTACGGCATCCACCGCGGCGTCAGCCGCATTTTTTGCCATTGCATCCGCGATGAGATTGGCGAACCGGCTCACTTCCGCGTCATAGTTAGCGAAATAAGTATTGTAACTTGACCGTTGCGCATCGGTCAGGGTCGTATCGGAATCTATATTGACCGCAACCGTCCCGGACAGGAAGTTTTTCAAGGTATTGTAGGCGGCGGACAAATCGGCAATCGATACGCCGTATGTCGTCGCATCGTCCTGGTAAGATGCGTATTCTTTGTCGATCTGGGCGACTTTATTGCGTAGCGTGGCCTTTTCTTCTTTGGATATTACGCTATCCGAGGCCATCTGACGCAGCCTGAGTTGGGCATCATTCACATCTTCCCAGTCGGATTCGGAAGCGGTAGAACCCTCGGCTTTATTAGCGTTACTAACATAGATGACTCCCGATGTTTTAATCCATATATCATTTACGCTATACGGAACGGCGGGGGTGCTGTCTCCATAAAACAGCTTAGCTTTCGTTCCGGCCAGTCCCAATGCTTCGCGGGCTTCTGATAGAGCCTGCGCCGCACCGCTATCGGCAACTCGTAGCCATTGGTATGTATTGTTTTGATATGAAAATTTATACCGCTCCGTAACATTTTCCCCGTCAATGACTACAAATCTGTCGTAATAATCCCCGATATGGCGATTCTTTTCCTCGGTGCTCGCCCATTCGTTTGCAGGGGCATTATTGAGCGTAGGCACTTCCGTCCCTTCGTAAGATGTAATCGATCCGTCGATCTGGCTTTGCAAATCCGGGATGATCGTATCGTTAAGCACGTTTACCGCGGTTTGCAATTCCTGCGACAGTTGATACGCCCCCTGTGCAGTAGTGTTGATTGCCGTCTGGATGTATTTATTTGCTTCTTCTAATCGGGTGTTAAATGTGCCGTAAGCCGTGTTGAAGATGTCGTATTTAGAATCCACGTCAGATTTCTCCGTGGGAGTGGCTACGCCGTCCGCCGATGCCGATTGGATCGATGTCAATAGGTTTGCGACAGCCGTGTCGAAAGCGGTTTTCGCCGCGGCAAGATTCGTCTTGGCCGTGCCGGTCAGCAGCGTATTATTATATACGGTGCTGTATGACGTATCGACGCTTTCTTTGGTTTCGTTGACCGTATTGGTATACTTTTCGATGGATGCCGCTTCCGCGCGATCCACAATCCCGTCGGCAAAGGCTTCGTCGGTGAAGTCTTTCATGCTGGCGACGGTGGTGTTCAGCGATGCCGCCGCATCTTTAGCCTCTTGGGCTGTATCTTTTGCCGTATCGATATCCTGTTTCACCTCCGGCCACTCCGAAAGATTCTTCAGTCCCGAACTGTTTTTACCGATTATTACGTCGGTATTCATCCTCATTCTCGGTTTGGTATCGCCGGGGGCCTGTTGAAAGGTGATGTAAGTCGCTTCGGGATCATCCAGGTTTCTATCCCCGCAGAACATATCCCCGTATACATACTGATACGCGCGGCCCGTCACGGGATTTACCCCGATCCCGATATAGTTTTTATCCGTCAGGTCGAAAGAGTCTATTTTAGCCAATACCTGTATGGAGCCGCCGTCCCTTGCATCTATTACGATTGCCGATTGGCGGGCGACGTCGGTTCTGTTACCGAACTGCACGATATTGTCCCCTTCCGCGGGAATGCCGCTGCCGTCTTTATCTGTTTTGGAGATATCCACATAATCGTCTCCCACGCCGGTAACGAGCGCCCAAAAATATTTAATGATGCTTTTATTGTCGGGGGAATAACGCTGACATCTTGCCTGATCGCCTACGACAATACCGCTATATCTCGTACCGTTCTTGTTGTCATAATAACAGCGATAATAAGTGCTTTCCTCTTGTACGGACGTACATTCGAAGCCTCCGTTCGAAAATACCGTTTCTCCGAGCCTGAAAGACATCTGATTTATGATAAGCTCGTTGAATACCGCTTCTTTGCGAATGATTAGCTTGTCCGCTTCCACGACACTGCTGCCCGTGCTATCCTGATATACGCCCGCACCGGCTCCGCTGATATTTCCCTTGCGGAAATTGGCCGTAGCGAACTTGCCTTTCGCAATAACATCCGCGTCAGATTCGACGTTGCCTTGCGCCGTAACGCTTCCTTTCGCATCTACGTTTCCCCCGGCGGATATATCTCCCCCTGATTCAATATTTCCTCCTACTTGCGCATCCCCGCCAGCGGTCATATCCTGGGCGGCATTTATGTTGCCCGCATTGAAATCAAGGGATTTCCTGCCACCTTTGGGGTGGAAGTCCTCCATACTCCGAAGTGCAGAAAAAACGTTGTAATCGGTGGGGGCCGTGTTGTCGTATCTACTGATAACATAGATGCCTACGCCGGATACAACACCGATTCTTTCCGCATACTGGTTTTCCTTTATGTTGGTTTCGATGCTGCCCAAGCGGGAATAAACCGTATTATCGCCGACGGTGTAGGTGGCGATATACTCATTGTACAGCTTCTTTTCAAATCCCTGAATCCGCGATTGACGACCATCAACACCAAAATTGCTGCCTATAAGAAGCACCTTTTGTCCGGCTTCGTAGTTTTTATCGTTTAGCTGGCAATACACGGGATTAGTAGGACAATCATACACGTTGGTATCGCTGCTATTTTTTATCGCCCAAGATTTACCCACTTTCAAAAGATCCTGTTCGGCTTCAGCAATTCTTTCTTTGGGTAATTCTATTCCGGTTAATACCATTGTGTCGCCCACCTCCGGATGCAAGTCTTTGTTGGGGATAATCAAGACATTCCCATCCCCGGAGTTTTCTGTCTTGGCGATGACTTCAAATTTTTTGTTAAATCCGTCTTCAGGTTTCCATTTTTCAGGGTCTATGACGTTATTATCGTTGTCGATAAGGGCTATTTCAAATTCTTGGTCTTTAAGGCTTCCGCTTGTAAATACGCAACGCAGGGTTTCGCCTACGATGGTGTCGGATGGTAAAAACGGCGTATTAGCGCATGTCATTACGTAAGCGTCGAAAGTATCGCTGCTTTCCGATCCTTCTAACTTTCTCTTAATGGTAGTAATATCGGTAATCGTATCGGTGTTTTTAGGATACACATCCTCGAAATACACCACTTTCTCGACAACATCGCCAGGGGCTATATTCTCCCACGCATCAATGTACTGCATCCCATTCGGAAGATGCAGCCGTTTTTCTGAAACGTGATTAGTCACCCCTCCCTGCTGAGTATTACCATAGTCGTTAGGTATGTTTCGAGTTGATCCGAAAACTAAAAACCGAGTTCCGTAATTCGAATCATCCCCTTTTTTGGCCGGGATGGAAGAAACGACTTCTCCGCGCTCGAATCGTTCAGGAGAACCTAATTCCAACTTCCCGAAATAGATCCAAACTTCCGCGCCGTTTTCAATCGTCCACCATTCGACTTCGAAAACTTTAGCGATATTTGCGAGCCCATCCCAGCACGAATCGCCTGCGAATGACACAAGTTTGGTCATTTTATCAAGATCGGCGGGTACGGCTCCCACTTTCCAGTTCGTCCCGCCGAGAAACCGGTTCATATTGTCGGCGATCAGATTCCCAAAGGACGCCAGATCGGTCGTATCGTTAAATGTCGTTTCCGAAACTTCTCCGGCCAACCACTGAACACAACAACGTTTCATGTGATTTTGCTGCGCCCAGAAATTAAGCGTGTATTTATATCCACCCGTATTATTGTCAAATTCGGGTGTCACGTTCGACATGATTTCGAACTTGCGGCCCTTATAGATTATATATGAACCGCGAGGAAAACTCGTTTGATTTTTTAATGAAAAGGGAAGTTGAATGTAATAATCGCCCATTAGGACGAATTTTATGATCGCATTCTTACTGACGCGAACATCTATAATTTTTATTCCGGAAGGATTATATATAGTCATTTCGTCGTAAAACTTCGTAGCCTGCATCATCACAGGCACACAACAAAGATCAATACATTCGGCACATTATGCAAGAAACTTTAAATAACATTTGTGGGTAATAAAAATATTACCTATTTTTGCATTATAAATGAAAATAGATATGCCGACGATATTTATTATGTTTGGGTTTCGTTTTTTGTTTTACTCAAATGACCATGATCCGATACATATCCATGTAGTCAAGGATAACATTAGTGCAAAGTTCAATATATTTCCGGTAGCTTTAGTGGAGAATAATGGGCTGAAACCCGCCGAATTAAAGATGGTAGAAGCTATTATCGAGGAGAATCAGGAAGTAATAGCCGAACATTGGAATAAGTTCTTTAATAAAAGTAGGTAGTTATGATAAAGGTCGAAAAAATATGGATTACGAATAGCGCCGTATGGATTCGCACGGATGATGGAAGGGAAGCATCTGAGCGATTCGTCGAGTATCCGCGTTTGAAGTGTGCAACAAAGGAGCAGCGCGAAAACTATAAGGCTAATGCGTTCGGAATTTATTGGCCAGATATTGACGAAGATTTAAGTTATGAGGGATTTTTCAGAAAAAACAATAAAACCCCATTGTTTGAACTGTTTATGTCGCATCCCGAATTAAATGCTTCTGCCGTAGCCCGCCGGATGGGAATAGCCCAAAGTCTTTTGGCGCAATACATAAGCGGAAATAAGTGTCCGTCGCCGGATCGAATGGAAATGATAAAAGAGGAAATACGTCGCATAGGCGCAGAACTTCAGCAAGTGTAGGTTGCATGATTACTATTCAGAATATCGATCCCCAAATGATTGCAAATAACCTTGAACCCGCCTATCCGACTCATCCAGGAGAAAATTTGAAGCCGCATTATAGTTTCCATATTTTGTATTGGATTTGACTTATTCTGCCGTCCTTCTTGTCGGATCTGGCTCACGAAATTTAATCGCTAATTTACAGGCGCGAAGGCGGTAATTCTCAAATTGCGTGGCATTCCTGTAAATTAGGTGGTAATATTCTCCAAGATCGGGAATATACAATACTACCATTCCTTTGTGAAGCTCAGACTTGAATCTTTTAATATTCGACAAGAAGGATGCTTTATCGGCCCCGGCAACCAGGAAGGTAAGCGTTAAATCCCGTTCGTCCGAAACAGGGTCTTCAACAATAACCTCTACGCCCGGTTTTAAAGGATCATCGTTTTCAACAAAATCTTTCAGCGGTTCAAACGTGAGAAATTCTTTGTAGCCTCCCGCAACCAATGTGACCCCCAATGATGAAAGGGTAATTCCATTTATCGTGATATCCGAAGTTGCCATATTACAAATTGTCGAGTTTTCTGTTCATGGACGTTAGCGTTTCGTTCATAGTCGGCAACACCCTTGTATAAGACCTGATGTCTGCGACATTGCCGTTAAGCTGAATCATAATATCCCTGATGTCGGTGGTTCTGTTTAGCTGTTCTGCGCTCAGACTTTTCACAAATTCGACCGCCGCAAGGATATTGCCGGTTTTAGCCTGAACGTCCGATAATCTGCCATTCATTTCTTCTCCCTCGTCCTGGGACATGACCTGATATCCTCTTGTTGATGCGGTCTGGGCGGATAGACTCGAAGACTCCCCGATAACATCGCGAATACCTTCCGTTTGCTCCTTGCTCCAATCGATGATATCCTTCCATTCCTCTCTTAACTTGCTTATTTCGTCAGCAGTAAGGTCAAGTTTGTTATCCTGATCCGTATCCGCGTACTGAGCGTATTTTTTATAAAATTCTTGCAATCGAGGCCGTAACTGTTCTATCTTGAATGATTCCAAAAGAGCGTCCCGCATTGCGTCTTCGAGATATTCGCTTGCTTCATCCGATCCGTCTTTTACGTTTTTAAGCCAGGAAATAATAGCGTCCTCCATATCGGAAGTCGTGGTCTGAAAAAGGTCTTTATTGATGTCTTCCTGTGTTTTCTTTAGCTGATCGTCATAATCGATCAATTTATTAATCAGATCCTGCATCCATTTAGGTAATAATTTAAAAAGGTCCTCATTATCTTTTAACGCGATAATAGCATCTTTATCACCTGATTGAAGTACCTCATATACCTGCTTCAATGTCTCGTAATCCTCTTTGCTGACTCCTAACAAGGATGTATTTATATCTCTCCCGCCTGCAAAAGAAATAACCTTGAGTATGCCAGTGATTTTATCTACCTCCCCTGTGGGAAAATCAGTCAGTGACTTGATCGTCAGGTCAATGCCTTTTTGTATAGAGCTTAAAGCTTTCTCCGCATTTTCGAAATATTCCGATCCTCCGGCTGTTTCCAATAAGTCGATGTATCTTTCAACCTGATAGTTGATAGAATCCCACGTTCCCTCAAGTTGCCGATTCTTCTCTGCCTGGATTTCTGCCTGTCGTGCGCTGTCATCAAATAATCCGATAATCGTGGTAATAATACCTGTAACCCCTGAAAGCCCTTTAATAATATCTTCAGTAGATTTTTTCCCCTTTTTGCCAAATCCCTCGAAGGCATTCATTGCATTACCAACAATAGAGTCTATTTTATTAAATCCATCTACGACATCAGAGTCAAGTGCTCCCCCCAGATCAGAAACAATTTTTATCATTTCTGAAAAGGTTTTTTTTACGCGCTGGGTAGCCGTTTGAACGTCGGCCCACGCTGATGCAATATCATCTTTGTTTCCTGACTTCACAGCTTTGCGATACCGGTCGTAAGCATCTTTTAAAGCTTTGAACGGATTTCGCGTCGTTAATTTCTTATAGGCATTCTCAACAGATCCCAGTAAAGCCTGTGTATCCTGAATACTAAGATTTGTCGAATTAGCGATTAATTGCCGGGCCTGGCTGATCGCTTCTTGCAATTGGTCTGTCGTCATTCTGTCGAGATCGCCCAATAACTGCTTCCATAGGTCGCTTTGCTCAATAACGGACGCTTCGATGGCGGATATCTGGTCTTTTTCCCATTGTGCTATCTTGGCAATAAGATCAGAACGTCCGTTTTCCGTAGCTACCTGTCGCGCCTTTTCCGCTTTCTCGTGTATTTCTGTTATTTTATCTTCCGCAGTACCATATTCATCTACGATGGCTTTTAAAGCCTCTGTTGTCTCCGCCTGATTTATCTTTATTTCAAGCCCCTCTGCCTGGTCAGATGTAATGTTGCCTCCCGCCTTAGCGGTTTCGACCCACTTACGAAATTCTGCGTATTTATCTTTAATACCCTGGTATTTACGCTCTTCTTCCGATAAGGCGCTATCCGTAATCTGTTTTGATATTTTGTTGTACTCTTTAGCATATTTCTTTCTGGCAGCAATGCGCTCATCGTTAGCCTTCGCTTCTAAATTAGCCATCTGAGTTGTGAAAACTTGCTCCCTTTCGTTCGTTAGTTTCCCTCCGGAAGCCTCTTTTTCTTCTTCACGAGCTTTGGATATGGCCTGTTTTCGCTGTTCAGTCTGAAAATCTATTTCTGCAAGTTCCTTATTTAAGCCATCCTTCATAATATCGAGGCGCGACTGCTCAAGGGCGCGGTCGTTTGCGAGGATCAGCTCTGCAAGTTTTTTTTGAGCATCAGAAACGGATTTTACAGTTTTATCAGATGTATTGAATTGCTTTATTTTAGCATCGTATTCAACAATTTGAGCTTCAAGTTTTTTCCATTCTGCGGTGCCTTTGAGCGATATATCCATCGCATCGATAGCTCCTTGGGCTTCTTTTTTTAGATTTTCCCAATAAGCTTTATTATGGACGGCGGCCACTTTATTTTGTACTTCGTTTTTAGGGGATTCATTCTCGTTTTGTTTTTGAGGCGTATTTATTCCGAATCGTCTGCGTGCCTGCGCATCCGTTTCATCCGCGAGCTTTTGTGCTTCCCGGATATTTTTAATCCAAGAATCAATGCGGGAATCTGCGATAATAGTACCTTTATTTTGAATACGATCCAAAACCGCAATTATATCGTCATCAAGCTCCTGACCGCTAATAATAGAATCTCGTATTTTTGCATATAGCTCCGCACCTTTCTCGTCCCCCACTTCTTTAAGAAGACGATTATACAACTTATCAAGGTTCTTAGTTATCGTTTCTTCTAATTGTTTTGATTGCGATGCAGAAAATTGTTCATATTGACGAGCATTATACGAATCCATAATAGCCTGACTCAAGCTACTGTATTTCTCAGTTAGTGTTTGCACCGATAATGCCTCTTGCTTCAACGAGGAATCGTATTGCCCGAATTTGTCAATGATTTTCTTTTTGGTTTCTTCATATTCTTTTGTCCCCTCCGTACACCCCTCCAGCTCTCCTTTTAGCCGGGCAAGCTCTCGCTGTTCTGCGATAGCACCGGCAGACGCATTGGCAATTGATTCGTTCAAATCTTTTTGCGCTTTAGCAGCATTATATCCCCCATCGGAAAACTGATATATAAGTGTAACAAGACCTACGAGTGCACTTGCGGCTAATACATACGGATTTGCTTTTACGGCCTTATTAAATAATATCTGTGCCTGTGTTGCTCTGGTGAGCATCTTCGTTTGTTCAAGAATTGCTTTTGTCGCCGTAATGGTAGCCTGTACTTTTTCGATAGCAGCGGTCGCTATCAAAGCCGCCCTGTACGTCCCATAAGTAGCAACTAACGGGACAAGGATGTCGAGTACTTTTTGATAATTCTCAACGAGCGAAATAGTGCCTTGCAGAACATTGGAAATAATTCCTTCCTGCGACTTTCCGATATCATTAAACATGGTATCAAGAGCATCGCCGAGGTTGGAAATAAGTCCTGTAATTGTTTTGGATTGTTCTTGCATGAGGTTGTAAAACTGTCCGCCTTCATTGGTCATTCCTTCAATAACCTTCTTTACATCCTCAAAACCGATCTTCCCGGCAGAAACCATTTCGTTAATTTCTTCGGTGGTTTTGCCGTACATTTTAGCCATTTCTTGAAGGACGGGAATACCCGAGCTTGTGAATTGAAGCATATCACGAGCATACAAGCGTCCTTGTACCGCGGTCGTACCGTATAAATAGGTCAATCGCTCCAGCGGCAATCCTAAGCCGGCCGCCACATTACCTAATCGCGTCAACGTTCCGGTGATATCTTCGGCGGCGAACCCATACGCGAGTAATTGACGAGCGCCATCGGCCACTCCTTTCAGGTCAAAGGGTGTTTTTGCCGCCAAATCGACCATTTCGGCCATAAGCGCATCGGCCTTTTCCTTGTTTTGGAGTAAAGTGGTGAAAGCCACTTCGAGCTGCTGAAATTCACCGCGAGTAGCAGCTATTTGCCTAACCAACCCGGCAAGCGAAACGCCTACCCCGATCTTTCCAAGTGTAGCAGCAAAACGCTGCATCGCATAGTCCATCCGGTCTGCATCTGTTACAACACTTGTTGTTGCGTTTCTCGCTATATTCCGAAGTTCTCTGAATTTACGAATCGCCTCTTCATTGTCGATGACTGCTGTCAGGTCTATCATAGTATTTCCGTTCTATTTTATTTGCCTCCGGCCATCCGAAGGAATAAATTCATTGATTGCGGGTCGTTTACATCTATCACATCAGGGATGGATGAATTATTATTTTGACCAGGATTATCCGTCTTGCTTTTATAATCCGTTTTAAGGGAATCCTTCATCATCAATTGGGCATTAGCCCAAGATATTTCCCATAAAATGTAGTCGAACGTCCATCCGTATCGGCTTGCGAGTGCGTCTATTTGTCCCCAGATACTTTGCCCTCCGTAGTGGCTATCCGCTTCGCTGCCGTATTCTGGGAAATCGTTACCCGCAGCGTTCTTACCAAGCGAATAGCGTCCGTAAAATCCTCATAATAGGACATGAAAACAATTGCGTAAAGAAGATTGACGCAAGCCTGTGATGTCATAGTAGGAGAATCGAGCAATAGTTGTGTGCGGGCCTCAAACTGCTCATCGATTTCTTTTCGGGTTCGAAGTGTTGCGATAGCGATGATCTCGGCGACTTCTCGCGCTCTTTCGGCGCACACCTTCCACATTTGTTTGACCGGGTCTTCGGCGTTATTGTCCAATAGAATATCAAGGTCGAGAAGACGACGAGTAATCATAGCTAATCGCCCAAGTTGGAGCGGGAATAGACAAAGCGTCACTTCGTTCCCATCCATATCCTCGATACCGAAGGACTCGTTATTACTTGTCAGAACGTTAATCGCTCGCTTATCCGTTACTGATTCTTTAATGTCTGTCATTTCGATAAAGATTTGATCCCGCCCCGGTCTCGCTCCGTGATGCAAGTCGTTAACTTTCCAGCGGGAAAAAGGATTAGACACCCGGAGTTGTCGTATATTCCGGGATCGGGATGGGCCACCATGCCACGCCGCCCTGTTCGGGGGCGAGCACTTCGGCCGATACGGCGATCTGCAAAGGATCGCTCACATTCAACCCACCCGTAAGGGATGCCGTGTATTTAAGGCGGGCAAAAGCTATTGAATATCCCGCCTTTGTGTCGAAAACAAACCCCTTTTCTCCTTCGTACAGTTCGCCCTTTGCAGGCTCATCCGTGCCAAAGTAGAACTCCAGGGTATCGTCGTCGAAATCAGCGATATTCCATGTGAGTTCTTGTGTCCCTGACGACGGGTCCCTTATCACAAAGAAAGGGCTTGACTGTCCTTCCCTGTAAAACTTATTACTCGTGGGAACCGAAAAGTTTGTACTAACACCGCCATTGTATGGCTGAGTAATAAGTGTATAAGCTTTAATGAGGTTGGTGGCTCCTTCATCTTGCACGCCATTCGGAAGCGGGGCTCCCGAATGAACTGATGCCAGTCCTACTAATTGACTCATAATTTTAGTATTTTTTAAATTGAACTTTAATGCTTGAAAAAGTGTAGGAGACATTCTCCTCACTGATGATAGATTCGTCGCTCACATCAAAGAACCAGCGTTTATCAAAGGGATAATTACCTATGGATTCAAAGGCAATCCGCGTTAGTTCATCCAGACGATTGCGATTCGGGAAGCGCTGTTCTTCACGGTTAATTGTGGGAGTGTCGTCAGGAACGTAAATATTTACGATTACCGTCGCCACTTGGGAATCGCCGATAACGTTCGTCAACGAAGTCATTACCACAAATTCACCGGAAGGATTATTAGGGTAATGATCGGCGTACATCGTTGGAATGGCTTTCCCTAACGGCGAGTCACGAATGCGATCCCAAACGAGTTTGAATATTTCCGTAGAAGTCAGATTCATTACCTTTTTGATTTTAAGAATCGTGCGAACTCCGCTTTGAGCTTTTCAGCGGTGGCCTCCACCCAATCCCCGGAACCTTGCAATACATCGAAACCTTTTGCTTCTACATACCTGGCGTACTCCATACCGGCAACCCATACGAGATAGGTTTTGTTGGCAGGAAGTTCGCGCGCGACTTGAAGAGCATAAGAACGGGCTTTCTGCTGGGCTTCGGCATAACCGTTACCATTGCTAAAATCATCCATTACGACATTACCGTACTGAACTATTACATAGCCAATAGAGTGGCGTAGGTTGGATGTTCGATCGGTATAGCTACCGTGTTCGATGGCGTATTTTACCACTCGTTCGCCGAGTGCTGAAAGCCACTCGACCGCCTTCCGGTCATACTCTTTCTTAGCTCGGACAAATTCGAGTTCCACCTCGCGCCAATTGGTACACTTTATAGCCATAATCTCGTATCTTCGTAACGTTGTCCGCTTTTGTAGAATCCCTGTACCGGATACGACTTTCCCTTACCGTCCTCGGTTCTGTGTGCATGATCGAAAATGTTGATTCCTCGACTGTCGAAAATGCACACCTGCGTTCCGAGTTTGATGGGCGGCGTATTTGCCGGCATCGTAACCTCGAATGAGTATAGGAAGGCCTGTCCGTTTTCGCCTCGTACTTCGCGGGCCTGTCCGTTTTGGCGGGCATTGCAACGTCCGAGAACTCGCCATTCTCCTTTCCCTTCGATCCATCCAGGCGAACCGTCAGGATTAGGTGTAGCGTCTTCCTCGTACCATATTTCGAGTGTGTAGGGATATCGGATCATCAGTATGGTAAAAACTCGATTGTTGGAGTTGCATTGAACTCGTCTGCAATATCGGTTAGGCCATTATCCTTTGCTATGTCGTGGATTCGACGGCGTAATTCATCGGTATCATAACCGAGCGAATAGCCGCCATTACTTTCAGAAGAAAGGACGATAAGCTGTTTCAGAACATCAATCGATGCTTTTGCGACAGACACCTTATTGCCGGTTGCATATTCATCTTCTGTCTTCAGTTCTGCGTCTAAACATGCGACAGCGATCAGGTTGTCGTCTACGTTGTAAGGATAGAGCCTTGCCGATATTGCTTCGAAGTTCGTCATACCGGAAGTGTTATGCGTTCATCGTAGAGAGATCGAAAATGGCGATCTTGTTAGGCGCTGTGAAATTCGGAATCCATTCGGCCCCGTATTCCATGAAGCGCCCTTCGTCGGTGCGCCAGTTCGAAGTCCACATACCGCCTTCAAGTCGCGTATACGTCTTATTCGGCACTGGATCGGAGATTTCGTAAGGCTCGTGCCACATCATTTTGCCGATCTTATCCTGCGGAAGCAGCGTAATACGGTCGTCTTTGAACGTCAGCATGTCAGTCCCGTCAGGCATCGCTACCGTATCGTCGATGATACGAATATTTGGCAACCCGATACCCGAAAAAACCTGGTTCGCCATCGCTTCTGTGATGAGTCCGCCAGCCATGGCTATTTGCGCGCCGCTCATAATCATTTTATAAGTATTGGCAAACTCTTTGGCTCCGACGATGTTTTTGTTGAACGTCGAGCGGGTCATTTCCATCACAGAGAACCGTCCCATAGTCGGACGCATTGCTTCGATCTGGGTTTTCAGGTAGGTGATGAAATTGTCTTTATCTCCGGCAGCGGGGGTGATCTTCTTGACCGGCAGCTCCATGTCGAGCAAGGTGATTCCCTGCGGATTGTCTGCGAGCGTCACGGATGCTTTGCCGTCAGAACGGAGATCTCCGACTACGATATCCATACGCTTATGCGGGGCAAGCCGGATCTGGCGTACATCATCAACGATATAGTCGATAATCGCATTCATGGCGGCCACCTGATCCGCGGGCTTCGCTGCATTGAATTTGTCGATAAGCGACTTAATCATATCCAGACGGTCGTTATCCATCTGATAACGGTCGCCCAGATAAGCCACTTCCCCATAACCGCTACCCAGCGATTTGCGTTCGCGCAGAGGCTTATTGGAATTGCGGTCGATTATCGATCCGGCTGTTACGCCCGTAACCGTACCGAGATAGGTTTTGAATACTCGGGATTTGGTTTCTTCGAAATCGAGATATCGCCTCCAGAAGATTTCATCCTGTTGTGTCGCCATTGTGCGGTCAATAACCGCTTTGACGACATCGGCATTATTGAAAAGAATTTCAAGAGTCAGTTTCATTGTCGTCATGGTTTAGATGGTGAAAAGGAATCGAGACGTAAGGGTCTCTTTGTCTTTGTCGGAGATCGGAACGTATAGCTTCGATTCCCGCACCTCATAGGCCTGTCCGATGGCCGTAACCGTTGCGCCGGGTTCCACCTTCGTTACGGCATAATTGAGGAAATTGGCGGTGGCTTTCGGGGCTGTGCCGTCTGCGGTCGCTGCCTCGAAAAGAACCGTACCGGCTTCTGCGGCGAGAGCCGCGCTCATCGTCAGTTCATCGTAGTCCGCGTTGGTAGTACTGATACTTGAAACGGTTGCGCCGTTCGTCCCATCGCCGAGATGCATACCCTTGTAAGCAAGGGAACCCTTTGCGATTTTTATTTTCGTACCCGTAGTCACCTTCTCGACCACTTTGACATTTTTTACCGCGGAAGCCTTGCGCGTCGTTAGGTTGACGTACAAAGGGGTCAGCGGCATTAGCAGTGTCCCTTCGGGAATATTCGCATCCTCGAAGTTGAAACCGCCCGAAAGACGATAAACTGTATCGAACCGACACAATTCCTTCAGCACGTCTCCCGGGGTTAAATCATACTTAAATCCTGCTGGCATTTTTTACTTGTTTTGAGATTTAACAATTTGCTCTGTGCCCGTGTTAATCAGTTTGGCGATGTCATTCCCGTTATCGGTCATGCCGCCACCCTGCGCGGGCGGCTCGGAAAACTCGAAACCTGCGTCGACCATGTCCTGCTTTACATCTTTGAAATACTCGTCGAGATTTGCATCCTGAGCGATGTTCAGTTTTGCGGCGAATTTTTCGGGGATTCCGAATTCTTTTGCTTTCGTTGCAATCATGGCGCTTCTCTGCGCTGCCAACTGAGCCTGTTGCAGTGCAGTGCGAGTTTCCTCCCTGAGCTTTTCCAAGAGTTCATCTCTGAGCGCCTCGATATCGAAAGGCTGATTGATGGGTTCGGTTTTGGCCTGTTCGCCCCCGGTAACAGGTGCCGCCTTTTTCAATTCCTCTAACTGCAATTGCAGCGCGGATTTCTCCGTGCGAACTTTGTCGATGTCAGATTGGAATGCTTTCAGCAGCGGTTCGACCCCGCTAATAGCGGTTTCTATTTGTGCTTCGTCGGTGATGGTTTTTTCCAGATAAAGGGCAACCCCGTCAAAAGCCCTTTGCCCGAAGCCCAAGTTGGAATACTTGTTCTTCAAGTTTTCGAGAATCTTCTCTTTCATGTTCTTCCGTTCTATATGGTTTAGGATAAATCATCATATCCGCAACAAAAAAATGGGCCGCCGACTTTCGCCAGCAGGCCCAATTCCCACACGTAAATAAGTCCTTCCGTTAGTGCCTGTGGCTTATATCATCATAAGCACTTCAAAGGTCTGCACGTTCGGCACATTATCCAATAGGTAGAGCGAAAAAGATAAAAAAAAATCATCCCATAAGCAAAACTTATGGCTATATAATTATTATAATATTTATTAATTTGTGTGTGTGTGTGGGGGGGGGGGGGGG